GACAGTATTCACTTCAATATCCTTGATGGTCTGACGCATGGAACGAATGCCATAAAAGCACTGAATCAGAGGGATTTTAACCAACATGACAGGATCAAGGCTAGGGCGACCATTATCAGACGAATAGGTGTCTTCTACTAGGTCATAGATGAAGTCGAAGTCAATCACAGCTTCCACTTGGCGCAGGAAATGTTCATCAGGCACTAACTGGTCAAGGGTATAGAAACCGTACTGATTGCGGTTATAATCAGGTTTTTCTTTGTGTAACATAGGAGAACCTCACAAATCCTTTTGCGTGTCTTATCGTTTTTTAGCTCTTGCAATTCGTCTAACAGCTTCTGCTTTTCGTAGTCTGCTTTCTCTTTTTCATTCATCTTAGCCATTTTTTTAGCTTCCGATTTCTCCGCTTCTTGTTCTGACTTCCACTTTGCAAACTTTTTGTCGATGATGGCATCCACATCTGCATCTGTGTACTTTTTTTCGTCTTGCGGTTGTTTTGCTTCTGGTACCACTTGCTCTTCAACCGTTTCAACTGTTTGTGTTTCTTCTGCCATGGTTGGCACCTCCTATGTTTTAAGTCGTCCCCGACTATAAAATCCATAGCTTTTTACGTCGTCAATGCTTGGACATAATAAAAAGCCGTATTGCTACGACTTTGGTTTAGATTAGTGCATAACCTGCAACGCTTGTATAGTTAAATTCTGCAGTACGTTCCTTCCCAGTGGAAATACCCTTGTACTTAAATTTAAAACCCTGAGTTGTATATTCAAAATCTAAAACATTTCTGAACATAAATGTTTTACCTGCATTTGTAAAAATAATTAGCTCCATTTCTTACCCCACTTACGCTTATGATTTTTCTTAATGTAGTTAACATCATCGCCGATTGACTTGATGGCTGATTGGTTGTCTAGCGTCGCTGACTTAACAGCGTCTATCTCGTTATTTGTAGCTTGAGCATTTGCTGACACAATGGCTCGTAATTCGGTGACTTCTTTAATTAGCATCACAACCGCTGTTTCCAATTTACGTTTTTTCTTAATGCGCTTATTCATGTTTCCTCCTATTTTTAGGTACAAAAAAAGACGGTTCCCCGTCTGTTGTTATTTAATTGTTTAAATATTTGATAGCTTCTTGGTATTTTTTATAGCGTTTTAAATCTTTGCCAGTCACCTCAGAGAGACGAGATAAATCAGAATTGTGTTTTAAATCAGCTAATTTTACAGTTCTTGCAAGTTTATTTGTTTTAACAAGGTTTAGATAGGATTGATAGTCTTGCCCTTTTTTCTTTGTCAGTATATCAACTGCCTCTATAACACTTCGAGGAAAACCATGCTCTTCCAAGTCAAGTAAAGTCAAACTTGTATCTTCGATAACATCATGAAGATAAGCCGTTGCCTTTTCTTCATCAGTTTTTACAAAACTTGCAACAGTTATAGGGTGCTTAATATAGTCGACACCGGCCTTATCAACCTGTCTAAGGTGGGCTTTTTTAGCCACTTTGAAAGCTAGCTCCACAATGTTCATGCCGCTGTCAATCCCGCAATAAACATTTTAGCTTCTTTTTCTGTTACCTCTTCAAAATCACTGAAATCACTAAAAAATAAACGATCGTACCAAGCTTCTTGTTCTTCCCAGCCTTTTGCGCTGTTATAAACTTCTGTTAAACCATTAGAATATCTAACAATTTTGGGGTGTTCAGTTTTTATAAAAAAATATTTTGTAATCATATTAATTCACCCTTTCTATTTGGCTAGGTTTAGTTAAAGATTTGCTAAGCTCAAACATCATTTTGTCTAGTTCAGCTTTCCGTTTTCGTGTTATATTAGGAAGTCTTCTCTCCTCGTATAATTCATGTAGTTTCCCATTTTTTAAGTCAAAGCTTTCTTGGGTATGATACTGAATTTCAAACTTGATATTGTCTTTTGACACAACCGTATTAACACCGTTATACGGCCCATCATCTAGCCATGTGTTTTTCACTTTTTCAATTTTAAAACCATTTTTCACCAATGCACTTTTCATGCTATGATAATCATCAAAGAAATTGTCCGGTTTAAATACAGCTGTATAACGTAGCGCGTCATTTATATTGTTTGCAGCCTCTTCCAGTGAGATCTCGTCCAACAAACTATCGGTAGAGATTTTCCTGGATAAAGACTCTAAACTTTTTAGTCTAAAATCCAGCCCTTGTAAATTGCCATTTGATTGCTTAGTAATATGTTTTAGTTGCGATGTGATTCGAGGCTCTATCAATGATACTGCCGACAAAACGTTACGAGCATAGGTTGATGACTCTTTCATACTTTGATTATACTCCGTTTTATTAAGCTTATCAAGTGATTCATGATCACTACCATTTTTCTCATCCACCCCTACGACTGCACAACGACAATATGGATGAAACGGTGGGGAATTTTCCCCCGTTCTCCACTTGTCAAGATGATACGGCCCATGCTTGGCTATATCCTTACAAATATCACATGCTTTAGGCTCTGGGATAATATCAAACATAGTAAAGCCATTCTCCGCCATGGATAATCTGCCAACTTCCATTTGTACCCTTGCATGCTCCGTTATCGCTAGTCGCTTTGCGTAAGATGCTGACACATCAAACTCTCGTCTAATATCCCTTGCAATAGTTAAGCCGTTTTTACCTTTTAGGATAGCACTCTGAACACTTTGAGATATGATGCTGCGTAACTTATCTTGCCTGTCCCAAATGTTATCTGACCATTTTGCTCCTTTGAAATTAGCGTTAACAACTGCATCAGCTAAACTTTTTACACTCGCTTGGCTAGCAACTGATAATCCTAATAGTCCAGCTTGAAACTCGATTTCTTTCCGATAGCCTTCATCAAGAAATTTCTTGGTTAGCTTGTGTTCGCCGTTGGCAAGTTCTTGCATTTCTAAATCAATGTTTAAGCGCAATAGTTCCAAAGCATTCGTTTTCATGGCTAAGTTGTAAATAGACAT